TCTCATAGCGATCAACTGATTAATGATCCGCACCTCTGGAGAGAAGCCTTGTCCACACTGACATGTATCGCCAGCGCAGTCCGACCTCACAGCGCAACTATCACCGCAACGCGAAAGCATAACGAGTGCTAGATGATCGATTCGTGTGTTCGTATGGCGACCTTGGATCGCCTTTGTCTCGTATCCAAGCGATAGCTCGCGGATACCGGCCTGAATTAGTGCGACGCCTTCGGGCTTGACGTGCATACGGGCGACAGCGTGGTCAACGTCCGTATGACGGGACGCCCGATCATACCGGGCTGACAAAATGGTCCCGATAAGGCGAGCCTTTCCACCGTGAGCCAGGAGCTTAGGTGGATGCATTGCAGTGACGAGGATGCCTGGAAGCTGGCGAACGATGCCTTGCAATTCTTCAGCATCGCGCCGTTCCATTCCCCACGGATACTGATGCGCTCCGGTCCTCGCCACTCGCCCAGTGTAGATCACGGCGCCGTCGTCTTGACGCTCAGGCTGTTCGAGACTGCCGTCGGCCAGATCTAGGCGTATATTTGTTTGAGCGTGCATTTTTGGTGAAATCTTACAGGTAAACCAACTCCACCGTGAGTCGTCCAGCAGGGACGTCGGTCAGTTCGGCAACTTCAAGGAACTTGACGGCGAGTACGTCGTCAACAGCGAGACCGGCGAGCAGACCGTCGATCGTTGGTTCAAGGATCGTGTTAGCAGTCAACGCTCCTTCTTCACCGGTCTTCGTGGACCATGCCGCAATCTCAACCGCGTTCTTGAGGAACGACAACTCGACATAATCGTCGGCGTCCGCGGCAACACCGGTCGGGTTGATGTATTGGATGCGCTTGACGGCCATCTTGCGCGTCGCTTTGAAGAATTTGTCCGTGCGAGTGACAACCTCAGCGCCGCTGGCAAGGTTCTCGCTGGAGAACTCATCGTCCGTTGTCGCCAGAACGTTAAGCGCTGTTCCAGCCGTCGCAACCTGGATCCATTCCGACGCAGCAATCGCTGCTTCAAAATCTGCGACCGTCGTTACGCCGTCCTTGAACGTGAACGTCAACTCGGGCGCGGAAGATTCATCCCACTCACCTTCGTCAACATCGGAACCGTCGGCGAACGTGATGGCAAGATCATCGCCGTCTTCACCAGGAACAATGGCCTCAACGACCGTATCAATGTTTGTTCCAGGAGTTTCCAGGTCCAAGAAGGAACGAACGCCAGTCCCAGTCAGGATGGCATGATCAAATGTGACTTGCACGTGGTCTTGAACGTTCCGCTTGCGTCTTACGAATGGCATCTGTAAACTCCTGGGCGACTAGGCCGACGGACTAATGAACGTATCTACCCTCGATGACAATTCGTCCAGCCGGAAGAGTGGCGGTACCATCTTCGTCGAAGAGTACTTTCACCAGATCAGCTCCGGATGCTGCTCCACCAACGACGACCTGATCGGCGTCCGTTGCGCCGAGGACCAGATCAACGAACGTATCCGCTGCAATGGTCCCCTCTTCACCGGTCTCCGTTGACCAGTTTGCGATCAAGGTTGACGTCGCCTTGATGATTTTGATGTTGAAAAAGTTTGCGGCATGCGCGACAAGCCCAGTGGGATTGATGTACGTCGCCTTCTCGATCCGTAGTTTCTTTCCGGATGGAACCTTGAACAAGATCACCGTCGCATCCGCGGTAAGCTGAGCGTGATCGTAGGTGATGATCTCGCGCTCCTGAAGAACATTATTCTTTCGCAGTGTCATGCTTCGCCCTTTATCCAAGTAAATCGCTGAGTACAGGCTCAGCATAGCAGCGACAGTTGATAGGTTCACCGGGCAAACCCTCGCTCGGTGGATTTTCGTAGGAATATGGACCACCGTTGCCGAGGTCGACATGCTCATCACGGACGCGCTCATCGTTGGATGTTCGCCACCAAAATTGCGTGACGCCGAGTGCTTTCTGGCGACTCGCGTTTACCTGACCGTAGAGTTTGCCGACTTGATCGCGTGCGATGCGTTTCGCACGGACTTCGCCGAACCCAAATTGCTTATTCAGGTCCTTCGCAATATCACCGTGCAACTTGCCCGACGTAATACTGCGATTGACGACGCCTTCCACGTCATTTACAATCTTGCGCGGTACGTCCTTGATCAGTGCGACGTTTTCCATCACGAACCCATTGATGATTGCACCGAGGCGCGGATCAGCGTTGACAATGTCGATGCCGAACGCGGCATGCGTCTGTCGTCGCAGTTGGATACGTTGCCATGTCTGCGTCTTCTCGGCAAACTCTTTAGCAAGGCGTTCAATCTCGACAGGCTTGACGGATTCAGCAAGGCGCTTCTGTGCTTGCTCAATCAGCTCCTGGATGCGGCGACCCTCGCCGGCATCGTAACGCTGATCGTTATCCTGACGACTGCGATCCTTTGCAGCGCTTTCCAATAGCCCAGGGAGTTGATCAAGTAGTGGGGTCAGTGCGTTCCGTGTTAGTTCAACAATGCGGACCACTGCTCGCGCATACTCGCGCTCAATTTCGCGCGGGAAAAGCTGTCGTGGTAGCTTCGCACGACGACGACGGGCTTTCGGCGAACGCAGGATTGCGCCGATGCTCATCTGTCGTTGTGTTCTAGCTAGCGGGTTCACGCTTCCTCGTCCTCCACACTGGGCAACTCGACGACAGGTTCCGGTTCTTCCACCACGACGACAGGATTTTTCCGACTCTTCCTGTCCTCTTCGCGCCTTGCTTGACCATTTGCAAGTTTCTCTTCAGCAACGGCCTCCGGATTCACCGGAACAAAGTCCACCGGTCCCAGTACCTCAGTCGCCTCTTCTTCGCTCATGCGGAACGCGACCTTGAGAATACCGATCGCTGATGCACGCGACAACGTCTTCATGCCGACAGCCATGACAACCTCAAGCAACGATGTCACCTGAGCGCCGTTCATTGCTGTCGCTGCGACGTTTTCAACCGCTGCTCCTGGAACTTCCGGCGCGGAATTGGAAACACCAATCTCCTCGTCGTTGCCCAGTGTGTCGTCACCGCTGTCGGTGTCTAGTGTGTCGCGCTCTTCGAAATCTACAACGGTCTCCATCGAATAGGTGTCGCCGCCATACCGCGACATTGCGATCTCGCGCGGCGACACAATTCCCATCTCAATGTTGGAGCGGTCAGTTTCAGCGACCGTCTTCCGCGTAGTCGCAACTTCCTGATCACTTTGTTGCCACAGTGGGCGAAAGGTGACGGACCAATTGTCTGGCTCATTTCCCTTCGTTGGTCCTACCTTAGACAGTAGGAACAGCTTTATCAACTGCTCCAACTGAGGCTTGACGCCCAGTGTCTGGTAGACTCCTACGCGATCGTAGAAGAAGCGTATGTCACTTTCGCCGGTAGCGTTCAGTCCCGCCGGCGATTGTCCCATGAGCAACGTCACAGGCATGTCCGCAGCGGCGGCGACTCGCGTTGCGAAGCGATCTAGTAGTTCCGGCAGACCACTGACTGGTGTCTGTTTTCGCTCCCACTCCTCTTCGCTGTCCATCATGACGGCGTTGATTGTGCTTCGGCTCAACTCAACGGCGCGGATTCGTGTTTTGATGACATCGTCCTTGTCGGACGCCATCAACTTGGCGAGGCCTTTGATTTTGAACGACGCTTGGGAAAAGTCATGTAGCAGCATCGCAGCGGATGCCCATGCAATTCCAAAGTCGCGCAGAACATCGTGAGACCTGTTCAGCACTGAATCGCCCCAATTGGACGAGCTGATCTGCGTTCGCGAAACGCGGATGCCAGGGAATACGACCAATCGCGATTCGTGAATGAGCGTGGATATGCTCATGCCTGATTTCACGATCGGGTTCAAACGATAAATCGACGGCTCGCCATACCTGCGATCTGTCAGTCGGTCGTAGTATGTGACCGGTGTCAGCTCCCTGGGCTCAAGGACCAGGAAATGGCTGATCTCAGGAATGCGGGTCAGGTCCAACGGATGCGCTAAATCGGCAGACCCATCGTTGATCACAGGGTAGATCGCCGAACCTCCCCATGCGCGCTCGTACTGTTTTGCTTTGAGCAGCGTTGGGGTCAACTCCTGCTCTTCAAGGAACCCGCTGATGTCCTCCGAAAGCTCCTTGTCGCCAGCGTTAATTTCAAATCCACGACGAAGCGCCTCGTTTGGGATCGTTTCAATGATCCTTGCCGCTAGATCATTGCCTCGCCATAGGTCTTCGATCTCTGGGCGCGACAGGTCTCTAGCACTGTGGAGAACGCTTTGCCGCTTGTCCTTTCCGGTGATCCCGAATCCAGACAACGAGCTGAACCAACCATCGGCGCGTTCTGCGCCTCGGAGTTTGGTTTCGCCATTTGATGGCGTCGGTGACTGCGATTCGGGCAATTAGTTCCGATTGCTTTCGCCCAGTAGGTCGTCGGTTATCTCTGAATCGCCAGACTGATGCACGAATTCTGCTTTCTCAACATTCTGTCCAGCAGAAAGCAGTTCCTTGACAAACCTCAAGGCAATCCCATCAGCATCAAACGACGGCTCGTTATTGTGATGCTGACCGATTCCCTTGACTGTGATAGTCCAGTTTCCCATCTTCAACGCCTTAGGCTTGCTCGTCATCGCCCAGGTGGTCGTCGCCGTCCTCTGGGTCGTCGCCGTCGCTATCGTCCAGATCGCTGTCGTCAAACATTGGTGGCTCAGCAATCGGCTGCTCCTGCGACATAGACTTCCGCTTCCCGCACTCCATGAAGCGTTCGCATGTTGGACTACCACAAACTGAGCAACTCATTTCGGTCCCCTACCAATTTGCCATGCTGATGGCGTTGACGACTTCCTCGTCCTCAGTCAGGAAGATCACAGCTTGCGACAACGCATCAACTTGATCGTCCTTATCACCAACTGGGAACGAGGCAAATTCAGAAATGTAATCGTGCGTCCATGCTGCTACCTCTGGGAGCAGAATGTGACCAGATTGGATAGCAGGTTGCATCGCCGATGCGCGGGATTCTTTCCCGCCTTGTGGATTCACAGGGATGATGCCAGACACAACCTGGCGGAGCGTGTTGATGATGGCCGGTCCATTGGCCTTGTCCTCGATCAGGACGTAGGCACAATCGTAGCGCTTCAACAATCCGCCAACGACTTTACCAGAATCGTCCACCGTTGCGATGGTGTCGCACGTTTCCTTGAACGTCATCGGCCTAGTTATGTTTTCTAGGACGTAGAGGAACGGTCCCTTGCGACCAACAATTTGGATGCTAACACGCGATCCACTAAGTGACGACTTGAACGCCGCATCACACGTTAGCAGCACAGTGTCAAATGACGTCGGTAGCACCAATGCGGGCTCTTTGTTGCAGCCTTCTGGGCGACGATGCAACTCCGTTAGTCCACCCGTCGTGTAGAAATTCCACCACGACCGTTTGAACATACCACCTCCGCGTGGCGCCGGTCGTTGCTGCAACTGTCCAGCTTCCGCATATCCGCCTCCCCACGAAGCGAGCGCCGACTTCAGCCCAGTGAGGTAGGACTCGCTGAAGCGCTCCGGCCATAACAGTTCGCCAGGCTCCGTTCGCTTGTCGATGAAGTGTAGCGTCGTCTTAGACGGATGCGGATGGTTCACCTCGTACTCCATTGGGAGACACAGGTGGTCGTAATCTAGCTCAGACGCTAGTATTAGCCCAGAAACATCACGTTCGTGAACACGTTGCATGATCACGATAAACGCGCTCTTGTCTGGATCGTTAACACGGGTCGGCACAGTTTCGGTGAACCATGCGAGCGTGCTTTCTCGTATTCTCGTGCTCTCAGCTTGTTTTATGTTGTGCGGATCGTCAATAATGATGCGATCACCACGCTCACCGACTACGGTACCTCCAACAGACGTTGCAACCTTCCAGCCTCGGGCAGATGTTTCAAACTTCCCCTTGGCATCCTGGTCCGGTGCGATTTGGTACACGTCTCCCCACAGACGCTGATATAAGGGGTCAGCGATCAACTGCCTGCAACGACGATTGTCGCGCAAGGTTAGACCCTGAGAGTAGGATGCGCATACGTAGCGCAGTGACGGGGATCGCTTTGGACCCCATTCCCAAGCTGGGAAGAAGACGCATGTAGTGAGTGACTTCATGCATCCCGGTGGAACGTTGATCAGCAACTTGGTGATCTGTCCCTTATGTACTGCCTCCAGATGGTCGCAGATGGCCTCAACGACGTACCCTTGCACAAAGGGTCGCTTCGGTTCAAGGATCGACCAGAGGAGTTTTACGAAGTATAGGAACGAGTCTTCGCAGTCTACACGATCCAGTTCGTCCATCGCATGCGTGCGATTGGACATTGCGTTGAGTATATGCGGGGGATAGGCATTGCGATGATCCGCATTGAATCCCATCGCACCGATGGCCCCAATTGGGGCTGACACAGAGGGGCGCGCATTTGGATCATGCAACGTCATCTACATGTCTACTGGATTTCCCATCGCTCTATTGACATGATCCTCTTCCATTTGCTCCAGCAGCGAGCGAAGTAGCTTGCGCGATGCTTTGGAAAGGCTCCGAATGTCAAGAGCAGATTGGATTTCCAACTGGCCGGCCATCACGACTTCGGTTTTATTGTCACTGAAGTCGGGTCTATCACCTTTACGAAGAAACAGTTCTAACAGGCGGTCAGAATACTCTAGCTTCGTTGCTACCACCTCATTTTTATGAGGCCCACCGATCACCGGTATTCTATGACCATATTGCGCGCGTCGAGCAGCCTCAGTAACGAATGCGTCGCGATAACGCTGGAGGGCATAATTGCATAACTCCTGAAATTCAGGATTGTCCCTTCGATAGATCTGTAATTGCCGCTGATCGCAGCCTACGGAGTCGCAAGCACGAATATATGTCCCAGTTTCCTCCAACGTTTGGAGATAAAGTTCGTGCAACTCCTCGGTGAATTCTTGAAATCTAAACCGTGGCTGGTATTTCCGCTTGTCACCAACGGGCTCGCTGAGCTTCTCGCCCATAATAGCGCGAAGCTCAGCGATAGATATTTCCCTAGTGTTACTCAACTTCTAACAAAAACCCGCTGGCAAAGATCCAACCAAAGACCGAAAGCGAAACCAAGACCAAACAGGGAGCAGGTTAACCCAGGTTGCCAGCGCTGCGCAAGCCCACCTAGCCCCAAAATGCAACAAAATTTTTGCCAACCTAACTACCCGTAATCACTCGAGACTTAACCGAATCTGTGTGATTACGATATGTTAGCGAACAAATGGGGAACCAACAAAAACTCCAAAATTGGTCGTTTTATGAGCTCAAAATAGAAATAAGTAGCAGTAACCTGCCGTAATCATTTGAGCCTAAATTTTCAACCCTGTGTAATTACACGGGTTTTTCCCCAAATCGCAGCTAACTGCTCGTAATTGCCCAGGTAAATGTCATTTACCACGAATCTGGGGACTCCTATAGGTGCTAACTACTTACTTACTTAAAAGCTCAATACTAATGTAAGAGCTGTAAGAGCTGTAGCTAGTTGCGTCACCTGTACACAACACACGTGCTACGTATAAGTAAGTAAGTAAATTCCCAAATCCGAGTAAAACCAGGTAGTTATCACACACCAAACAAACCACAAAACTAGCAATAATGGCAAGTGGTTAGCCCTCAAAACCCACAAAAATCGCTAAACTGCAATAGTTCAACCTACCTAACGGTCGGTCCACTGGGCAAACCGCGCAAAACCAAAAATTGGAACGAGCCTAAAAACCGAA